GGCCCACCATTTAAATGAGTCAACTTCAAAGAAAGATACTATTTCCAACTGCTGTTTATTTTAAAGATATACCTAACTCTAAAGAACTTAATAAATATCTATTTAAAGAAATAAAGAAGTGGCGTAAAGCAGATCCTAAAGGAGAGATAAAAACAAACTCTGGTTTTGGTTGGCATAGTAAAACCGATATGGATAAGAGAAAAGAATACAAACCTCTTATCGATGAATTATTTAAAATGGCTTACGAATGTAACTTAGGACTTGGTAATATGTGGGCTAACATTAATCCAACATACAGCTATAATAAAACACATACACATCCTAACTCTATGTGGTCAGGTGTATACTATATTAAAGTGCCCAAGAACTCAGGTAAACTATTTTTAGAAGATCCTAGACCAGGACCAAATACACATATGCCTAGAAGAGTAGACAATCTACCTGAACAACTATGGAGAGTTTGTGCTTACGAACCAATAGAAGGACGTATGATATTTTTTCCATCTTGGCTTCCCCATGGTGTAGATATAAATATGAATACAGACAAAGGTGAAAAGAATTGGAGAATATCTGTGTCTTATAATTTTATACAAATATGAGTTTTAAAAAAAATAAATACCAAGTTATTAAAAGTGCTATATCTAAAGAGGTAGCGGACATAGCATATACTTATCTACAAATATCAGCGGAGGCAGATTATTGGATGTTACAGAACGGTGTAACTCATGCTGGCAATAAACTTGTAGGTAATTTTAAAGACCAACAAGTCCCAGACTCTTATGCTAAATATAGCGATAGACTTATGGAGACACTGCTTGTTAAAACTATAGATGTGATGCAGAAAAAAACAGGACTTAAATTAGTACCTACATATTCTTATTGTAGATTGTACCGAACGGGTAATATCTTACAAAGACACAAAGATAGACCTAGCTGTGAGATATCGACTACACTAAACCTAGGTGGAGATGCATGGCCCATATTTATCGATCCTACGGGGTCTGACAACGTCATAGACGAGTATAAAGGCATACATAAGCCAGGAGCACCCAAAGGTATAAAAGTAGACCTAAAACCAGGAGATATGCTTATTTATTCTGGATGTGAATTAGAGCACTGGAGAGAGCCTTTTGAGGGTAAATTATGTGGTCAAGTATTTCTACACTATAATCATGCAGACGGAAGGTTTGCAAAGAGCAATTTGTATGATAAAAGACCTATGCTAGGAATAGTCAAATAACGTTGAATATAAACGCTATCTATTATAATCTGGAGGTCTATGGCGTTACAAAAAGTACAATTTTTACCAGGGTTTAATAAACAGCTAACTGCAACTCAAGCTGAGGGTCAATGGATTGATGGTGACAATGTTAGATTTAGATACTCAACACCAGAAAAAATAGGTGGCTGGTCACAATTAGGTGAAAATAAATTAACGGGTGCAGCTAGAGCCATGCACCATATTGTTAATAAATCAGGTAATAAGTTTTCTATTATAGGAACTAACAGAATTTTATACGCATATTCAGGTGGTGTGTTCTATGACATACACCCGATTCGAGCGACCACAACTTTAACTAATGCTTTTTCAACCACAAATAATTCAGCGGTAGTTACAATAACATTTTCATCAGATCATAATCTTCAAGCAGGAGATATTATTTTACTAGATAATTTTTCTACTATCACTAATTCTAATTTTGGTGCGTCTGACTTTAATGATAAAACATTTATGGTTACGTCCGTAGAATCTTCAACAGTCATAACAATTACTATGCCAACAACAGATGGTGGCTCTGGAGCTACTACTTCTGGTGGTATTAGAGTGCAAGCTTACTATAGTGTTGGACCTGCTGGACAACTACCAGGATTTGGTTGGAGTTTAGGTCAATGGGGTGGAACTGTTTCAGGTGAAGCTACAACAAGTTTAAATGGAGGCATTAACGCTTCTACCACAACAATTGTGCTAACCGATGCTTCTTTGTTTCCAACATCAGGAACAAGTTTTATTCAAATAGGAAATGAAGAAATTTCTTACACAGGTATATCAGGTAACACTCTAACAGGTGTAACAAGAGGAGTTAGAAATACTACGGCTGCATCTCACTCGAATGCAGACACTGTAATTAATTCTACAGACTATGTAGCGTGGGGCGAGGCTGCATCTGGTGACTTAGTTGTTGATCCAGGTATGTGGTCAATAGATAACTTTGGTGATAAAATTATTGCACTCATACATAACGGACAAGTATTTGAGTGGGACTCAAATGCATCTGGTGCTACGTCAACAAGAGCCACAATTATTTCAGGCGCGCCGACAGCGTCGAGAGACATGATTGTATCTACACCTGATAGACACTTGGTATTTTTTGGAACAGAAACAACAATAGGGGATCAGTCTACGCAAGATCAAATGTTTATTAGATTCTCTAACCAAGAGGATATTAACACTTACACACCTACAGCAACCAACACAGCAGGTACACAAAGACTTGCGGATGGTTCTAGAATTGTAGGAGCTGTTAGAGGTAGAGATGCAATTTATGTTTGGACTGACACTGCGTTATTTACAATGCGTTTTATCGGTCCGCCTTTTACTTTTGGTTTTACACAAGTAGGTACTAACTGTGGATTGATAGGACAGAATGCAGCCGTTGAAGTTGATGGTGCTGCGTACTGGATGTCAGAAAATGGTTTCTTTAAATATGCTGGTGCTCTTCAAACTTTACCATGTTTGGTAGAAGATTTTGTTTATAATGATTTAAATACAACAGCATCACAATTAATTAACGCAGGATTAAATAATTTGTTTGGTGAGATCAATTGGTTTTATTGCACAGAGAACTCTACAGTTGTAGATAGATGTGTCACTTACAATTATCAAGAGTCTTCTCCGGACAGACCAATATGGACAACTGGCACATTAGATAGAACAACATG